CTCGATCGCTGTTGCTTCTTCCAGCGTCAGACCCACGGGCCGAAGCTCCCATTCCCGCAACGCAGCATCCGGATCCGCGAAGACCACCGCGCTGCCGTCGCTCAACACATTCACAACCGTGCGCGTCAAGTTCTTTCGCAGTACCGGATACATCGCCACCGATCCACTCGCCAGTTGCGGGAACACCAGCATCCTAACGGTTCTCCTTGACTACGATCGACGTCCGTCCGTCGCCGGCCTCGCGATAATCAGCCGCCATCACGTCGCTTTCAAAACTGCAATTCGCGTGCACTGCGCCATCCCATGGATCGGTAAGCGAAAAACTTCCCGCCCGTCCTCCCTGCTCCATGAAGAACTCCTCCAGTCGCGCCAGTTCTCCTTCATCCAGCAATTCGAGTCGGATCACCCATCGCCGCAGCGGCGTTCCGAATCCTGGAAACCTTTGCTCGTTTCCGTCGACAAATCGATACCGCAGCGTCGAGAAGCGCTTGGTCCGATCCGACGGATACTGCGCCAGCGCGCCCGTCTTCAGAGCCGGAAAGCTGGCCACCTATGCCTCCCTCACCACGTCATTCAGCACGCTCGATTCGAGCATTGCCTGCCGCACCGCCATCGCGATATCCGCGCTGTGATCCAGGAACGACTTGCTGTCCATCGCCTGCACCTGGACTGTGATCTGCGCCGGCTGAGACAGTGGCGCGGGCCTCGAAAGTCCACCCTGCGGATTGTCTACCGCGAACGCCGCTCCTCCGCTCTCGCTCACTCCCGCATTCACTTGGATCGATGGCGGCAGCGCGAATTTCATCAGCGGATCCGGCGTCGGACTACTCCCGCCCCCGCCCAGCAAGCTCGCGATACCAGAAATCAGCGGACTCAGCCCCAACCCTGCCCCGAACACATTCAGCAGAGTGCTCGCGACCGGACTGCTAGCGCTGTCTCCGCTCGCGGAAGTTTTTGGCCTCATCGACTCCGACGCCGCCTGGCCGGCCGCCTGCAGTTGCCCCAGTTGCTCCGCCAGCTTTGCGATTTCCTCGCTCAATCCCACATACCCTGCGGTCGCTCCCGCCAGTACTTCAATCGCTCTCGGATCATCCGCCATCTCCGACCTCCGCCCTTAGTTCTGCTTCCAGCGTCAGGAATGCATCCGCCTCGCGCGCCGTCGGATCCGACCATCCGCTGTGCTCGAACACTCTTCGCGCGAAAAACTTCTCAATCAGCTCGATACTCTCCGCGCTGACCATCGATTTAGGACACTCCTCTGCGATCACTCGCCCGCGCGCCCACACGATTCGCTTCGCTCTATCTAGTGTTTCCGGCAGAAACCCGCATCGCCGTCGCGCTTCCAGACCCTGCTTCCGGCAAGCGTCGCATTCCCATCGGGACCCGTCACCGCGCAGGAAATGAAATGCGACGATTAGTTTTTTCGCTCGTCCTCGCTGAGCCCGCATTCGTGCTTGATGCGCGTCAGGATCTCACGAGCCAGGTCCATGGGACCTTTCTCGATCAGCGCCTGCGGGGTCGCTTGCTCACCGTCGATCGTTAACCCCGCGATCTCCTCCAGCCCCCACTCCAGGTACACGCGATCAATCTCCGCCGCGAGCACGGCCGCTTCCAGCTTCTCCCTTGGATCCTGCCCCGCCACGAGAAACTCAACCTTCCTGCCGATCTCGCGTATCCTTCGCGCCAGCTCGATCCTGCGAGCCACCGACACTCGCGCAATCCGGAACCGCACGCCCTCGCACGTCTCAGCGTCGAACCACGTCCAGCTATCGTGTTTACCCGAAGGCGATATACAGTTCGTCATCCACCGTCCCCTGCGCCCTGTCGTTTTTGAACGACCATTGGAGTCGCGTTTCTCTATCGTCGAACTCTGGAACTTCAGGAACCATCGCCGGCATATAGGCGCCGAACAACTGCCCCGCCTGCTCCCCCAGCTGCAGCATCACCCCGATAGGCGACCGCTGGCGCGCAGCCTGATACAGCTCCTTCGTCTGCGCATCGTCCTGCTCGAACATTCGGAAATTCAGCCGCACCGCCCGCTCGCCTGCCGCGATGCAGCGTGCAAAGTCACTCCCGAATTCATGCACCCGCTGTGCGATGTTGTTGGCCAGCGTAAGTTCCGCCGCTGTCAGCGTGAAGAAGCGGTTGGGCGACGCTCCCATCCACACCTGGCCCAGGTGCCCCGGCACGATCGTATAGTCGAAATCGGCAGCGGCAGGCTCCGTCGGAAAATCCGTCAGTTCGCCTTCACCGCTGACGAAGCTCGCGCTATCCAACAGATCCTGTGTCGGACCCGAGAACTCGAACTCGTGGAAGTCTCCGTTAACCTTGATCTTCATCGCGTCCATCGCCGCGCCGTTCAGGATGCGTTGGACCACAGTAAATGGATCCCAGTAGTCATACAGTGTCGCGCTTAGCAGGTCCGTCGCAAGCGGGTAGGTTGCTGTCGCCCCGATCGTGCCTCCCGTTTCCGGATCGCTGGTAAACGGAGCATTGATGAACACGGTGGTCGTGCTCAGTACAGCCGTCACGAATCGCATCTCCCCAGCGGATGTGATTCCCTGGCCCGGCGTCAGCCCGTGCGCTGCTGACAATTGAATCTGCGTCTGCGCCGTAACACTCGCGACAGTTCCCCCCGCGAAAATCACAGGCGACGCCCCCATCGCCGCCTGAAACAGCGGTCCATGAGTCGGCTGCACCGTCTGATCTGTCCACTGCGTCATGAATGTATTCAGCTGAAAGTGCGTTCGCCTCCGGATCCGGTTCGGCAAGCCCGCGAACGTCCGGCTCCCCGTTTTGTCCCTGCGCCCGGTCTGCTCCGGAACTTGCTGCGCCGCCAGCTTCACCAGGGGAATGCGATTCGCTCCCGTGACCGCGGCCGCCTGCCCGTAGTCCGATTCCAGCGCAACGTACACGCGGTTATTGTTTGACGATATGTAGCAGCTCATTTCGATATGTCTACCTCGAACGTTACCTTCGCGATCTGCAGAAACTTCCTGCCGCCCTGCCGTACCGGATCGATGCTCACCTCATATCCACCCGTGAAGAATGCACCTTCGCCCCAGCTCCCTCGATTCGTGTCCAACACCTGCGTCACGGCATCCACATAGAGCCGCAGCTGCTCCTCAATCCCTTCCAGCCGATCCTGCGAAACCCGAACCTCCGCGGTCGTCCGCACCTTTCCTGAGAACTTACGGAATTTCTCGATCAGAAGATTCTGCACCCGGTCCGCGTACACGTGGACCGCTGGATACTTCACCACCAGCGCCCGTTCGCTCAATTCGAACGACACGTTCTGGTTCACCACGTGCCCCGGCGGTATGGGCGCCAGATCCACTCCACTCTCTTGCGCTGCTTGCGCCACCGCCGGACCGAGGCCCGTATCCGGAGCCGTCAGAAACTCCACCGTCTTGCGCGGTGCGATGCTGCCTGCTGTGGCCATCAGATCATCCTCGCCGCAGCATCCACATGCCGCTGATAAACAGATCGCCTGCTTGACCTTGGCCCGGAGTTTTCCCCTGGATCAATCCCGTCCCCGGCAACACGAAACTCTGTCCAATCGGAACTGGCACTTCGTTCTGCAAAGTCACGCTCTCCGATGTCAGTCCCAGATAGACATTGCATCCAGTCGCCCCGATCGGGGGATTTTCCATCTGTGCCACCGGCCGCGCCCCCGCCGGCGCAGAGTAAGTCGTCATCTCCGACGGTGCACTTTCCTGTCCGTTTGCTCCCGTCCACGATGCGCGTGCGTAGTATGTGGTCTGCGGAATCGGACCCGCCACCGAACTCAATACCGGAGGCGGCGCCTGCGGAAGGGGAATCAGCGCCAGGCCTACACCGAAGTGGAACGTATGCTCCCGCGCGTTTTTCGATAGCCTGTGATACTCCCGAAACTTCTCCTGATATCGGTCGTTGAGCTGATTGTTAAAAGCGTCCCGATAGAAGATCTCGAGCGCATGAACTGCATGCCAGCGCTTCAGCTGTCGCGTGACCGTTACATCCGATACTCCGATTCCCCGCCGTCCAGCCGCGTGGGGATCCGCCCCCGTGCGATCCAGTAGGAAGTCCAGCACGTTCTGCGCGACCTCTTCCGTCGCCAGATCCAGCTTCACCGCCAGGTCGATCATCTCCGTATGCGCGACTTCGGCCACCGCCGATTCGTAAACGCGCAGCTCGTCGATCGTGTTAGGACTTCCGTCTGTCAGCAACATGTAGCTGCGTCTCTTTCCACTTCGCCTCCACTTCGGCCCGAAATCGTTCCGCATCCTCCGGACTCGCCAAGTCCGCCTTCCCGTCCGCGATCAGCCGCGCCGCGATTCCCCGCGGAAGCTCGGTCTTCACACCGCCTCGCCCCCCGTCCGGCATGGCACGGCTGATCACCACTGCGAACACCGTGTCGATCGAAGCCTCGATCTTGCCGATCTTCTCGTAATACGCCCGCAAATCCATACGTTTTCCAATGGAGGGCGGACTTTAGTCCATGTGGGGCTTCAGCCCCGCCCCCCAAACTCCCCTAGCTATTCACCTGCACGCCGAAACTGTTCCGCAGCACGCCGGTGCCATACAACACATCCACCGTGAACTGCTGAGCCAGCGTGTTCGGTTGATAGCTCATCGTCACCCGCATCCCGAAATTCCCCAGCTCAGCATACTCTGCGATCGCTCCCGTCCCCGGCAGCGGCCGCGGCAGCCTTCGCACCACCAGGCCGATCGCATCCCGCGCGAACGCGATGTTATGTGTGGTCACCGGACCCGAACCCGTCTTCATCACCAACTGCGAGCGGAAGATGTAGAAGTCTTTCATCTTGCCGACAGCTCCATCCACCAACGCCCGCAATCCGGCTTCGCCCGCGCTGTTGAATTCGCTGAACCGAGGAATCTGCCGCAGCGCCGAATATGCACCCGGATCCACCACCAGGTATTTCGCCGCGCTCGCCGGTACTTTCGCCGCGAATAGCGCTGTCTCGGCCGAATCCACCACCGCTTCGGTGAGTGCCGTCCCTGCTGTCCCCACTGCCGTGTTCGAGGTGAAGGATGCGTATAACCCCATCAGGTCCGTCTCGATCTTCTCCGCCAGGGCCACTACCGCCGGTTGCATATACAGCTTCAGCAGATCCGGAACCGCCAGGATCTTAGTGACGTCCGGAATCAGGAACGTCGCCTCTGCATGCGTGCTCAGCACGATCTGCGCATTATCGAGACTCGGATTCTGCGTCAGTACCGTGCTGCCTTCCGTCAGGTTGTGTGCCGTCAGCGTCGGCGGAATCGGGACGTTGATCGTGTCCCCCGCTTGCGCCAGTGCCGGTTCGTAATCGCGATTGACCAGGTTTCCCAGTACCAGGTTCCCCATCAGAGCCGGTAGTGCGTCTGCCGCCACCAGCTTCACAATCGCGTTCGCTACGTTGCTCGATGTAATTGCTGCCATTCGTGTCTCCTCCCTTTCCTCAAAATCCGCGTAGCGTTTGCGACGCCACTCGCGCGATCTCCTGCCTTACCCGATCCAGTTCCTCCGCGCTCATCCCTGGCCGGATCCTCTCGATGTCCACCGC